CATCCGCGCGGCCTGGAACTACATCAACAAGAAGAAGAACGCCGAACAGTACAGCGCCGAAGACGCGGACGCCATCAAGGCCAAGATCGTCTCCGCTTGGAAGAAGAAGATCGACAAGGAAGGCCCACCCAGTGCGAAGGAAGAAAAGGCGGACACCGATGGAGACCTATCGAAGGGAGCAACTGCGGGCGGCGAGGAAGGACAGCCTGCGGGCGCAGCCGGCGCTGATCCTGTGGTGGCTGGTACTGACGAGGATGTGGCCGCCCTCGCGAAGGTTCTCAACGAGAACGACCTCACGGTCAAGGATGCCGTAAGCGCGGTTTCTAAGCAGATCGCCCTCAAAAAAGACATGGGCCAAGTCTCCAGGCTGGCTTCACTCGTCCAGCAACTTGACTGGCTGAGCGACGCTGTGCAGCAGGAGTCTGACCTGGAGAAGGATAACAGCCCGCTGCCCGACAAGTTCAAGGCAGCCGTGGGCAGCCTGACGCAGCTGCTCCGTGACCTCGTGGCCGAGGAGACGAGAGAGTTGGAGAGTGGGACCGACAAGAACACGGGACTCTCATACGACTCCATGATGCTCGCCGACTTCCGACCGCACCTGTTCAAGGCCGGCCGGAGGAACTCCGCGAAGGATGCCGAGATGCTCCAAAAGTGCCACGACCTGACGAAGGCGCTTGGGGCTACTTGCGGCGAGGAGCCTGTCGGCATGCAACGCCAAGAAGGCGACGAGGAGTTCACCGGGAAGTGGGACGCACCGTCGGTCCTGACCGCCCTGTCCACGTTGGCGAAGGGTCAGTACGTCGGCAACGGGCTCGCGAAGGGCGGGGACCACAACGACCTCTCGCACAGCGCGCACAAGGACTCGTTTAAGGCGAGCGACGAGGATTCGCACGCGGCTGCGGCTGATGCCCACGAGAAGGCCGCCGACGCCCAAGAGAAGGCCGGGTTCACCAATGCAGCCAGCTACCACCGGGCCATCGCCGCGTGGCACGACGCCGCGAGCAACGCGCACGCCGAGGCCAGCAAGGTCAAGGAGGCGGGTGACCTCCAGAAGTCCGCGCCCGAGCTGCTCGCGAAGCTCGACGCCGCAACAGAAACCATCGCCAAGCTGGAGGAGCGGCTTGCCAAGATCGAGGCGCAGCCGGCACCCGCGCGCGTTGCCCTCCGTGTTGTGAGCAAGGGAGATGACATCGGCACCGCCGACCCCGACAAGAACATCCCGAAGATCGAGCCGATCCTGAAGGCGGACGGTTCTCTGGATGAAGCAGCGACCATGATCAAGATTCAGCAGAAGCTCGGCCTTGGGGCCACCCGTCTCGGGTAGGCAATGTCCAACCAACCCTCATCAACCGTAATACGCTCCGACTAGGAGGAGAAGCAAATGAACGCAGACATCACCGCAAAGACGCTCGACCTGATCAAGGCCGCGATGAGCAATCCGGTCGGCGATCTGGCGAAGGCGTGGACGCAGGCGGGCACCGCCACCAGCGGCCTGACCGCCTACGACCTCGAAGGCCCCGCGAAGACGCTCTACCCCGTCATCACGCCGCTGCGCAATATGCTGCCGCGCGTGTCCGGGAAGGGCGGTATCCAGGCCAACTGGCGCGCCATCACCGGCGTCAACACGCAGGCCATCTCGGCCGGCATGGGTCAGGGCAACCGCGGCGGCGTGGCGACCACGAGCACGAAGGACTACACCGCTGCCTATAAGACCATCGGCCTTGATGACTACGTGACGTTCCAGGCCGACTGGTCCGCGCAGGGCTTCGATGACGTGAAGGCCCGTGCCGTTGAGGGCCTGCTTCGTGGCGTGATGATCCAAGAGGAGAAGATCATCCTCGGCGGCAACGCCAGCATCGCCGTCGGTGTGACTCCCACCCCGACGGTGACACCGAGCAACACGGGCGGATCGCTCGCCGCACAGACGTGGTCGGTGATCTGCGTGGCGCTCACGATGGAGGGCTACCTGACCTCCTCGGTCGCCGCAGGCGTTCTCCCCGCGTCGTCCGGCATCATCGCCACCGCGGCGACGGGCGTCATCACCCGCACCAACGCGGATAGCTCCACCGACACCTACGGCGGCGGCTGCGCCCAGCAGTCGTCTGCTGTCACGGGAACCACGTCCGGCTCCAGCGGCTCGCTCGCGTGCTCCGTGACGTGGACAACCGGCGCTGTGGCCTACGCGTGGTTCTGGGGCTCCGCGAGCGCGGAGAAGCTCGGCGCCATCACGACCATCAACAGCATTAGCGTGACGGCTGCGGCAACCGGGACCCAGCTCGCTTCGGCCATCGCGACGGCGGACAGCTCGCAGAACGCGCTGCTCTTCGACGGCCTGCTATCCATCATCCAGTCCACCAACAGCGGGGCCTACGTCAAGACGCTCGCGACTGGTACAGCGGGAACTGGCACTCCGCTGACGGCCGATACGTTCGGCGGCATCGTCGAGATCGACAACGCGCTGAAGTCCTTCTGGGACAACTACCGTCTCAGCCCGGACATCATGTTTCTGCCGTCCGACGTGATGCAGAGCATCGGCAAGCTGGTGCTGACCAACACGAGCTCGGGCGGCGCGCAGCGGTTCACCTTCGACGCTAACCAAGGCATGGTCGTGGGTGGCGTGGTGGTGAAGAGCTACCTGAACAAGTTCGGCATGAACGGGCCGCAGGAGATCGCGGTCAAGCTCCATCCGAACATGCCTCCGGGTCACATCCTGTTCTTCTCATCGACGGTGCCTTACCCGCTGTCGAATGTGGGTGCGGTGAACCAGATCCGCACCCGGCAGGAGTACCGGCAGATCGAGTGGCCGCTCCGCAGCCCGAAGTACGAATATGAGGTCATGTGCGACGAGGTGCTTCAGTGCTACTTCCCGCCCAGCCTCGGGATGATCCGTAACATCGCTCCGTCCTAATCCTTAGACGGGTGACCGGGAACCCGGCCAGCAACCAACCGACTCCAACGGGCTGGCCGGGGCTTTTTTGGGGAGCAGCAGATGAGAATGAAGGCGCCGCAAGGGACCACGATGACGAGCATCGAGGGCCGGCGGCACGATTGCGACGAGGACGGGTGCGTGGAGGTGAGCGAGGCAGAGGCCGAGGTGCTCAAGAGCCACGGCTTCGTTCCTTACCAGCCACAGCCGCCCGTCACGAAGAGGAAGGACCGTGGGACAGCAGCCGTTTGACCTGACGGAGGTGGCGCGGGTCAAGGAGTACCTCGGTGTCACCACGTCCAGCGACGACGATTTGATCCAGCGCCTCATCGCGTCAGCGTCCGCGTTCGCGCGCACCTACGTCTCGCGCGACCTGACGAAGACCGACTACGACCAGTGGTTCAACGGGAACGGGCAGCCGCGGCTCATGCTGCCGCAGTTTCCAGTGATATCCGTAACCACGGTCGAGGTGGACGGTCGGGCAGTGCCGCAGGCTCTCACGCCCATCAGCTCCGGCTGGCTGTTCGACGACAACATGATCTACCTGCGGAACTTTGTCTTCAACCGCGGGTTCCAGAACGTGCACGTGGTCTACACCGCCGGGATCGAGGGGCCGATGCCCCTCGACCTGGAGCAGGCTGTGATCGAGCTGGTGGGAGAGGGTCTCAAGAAGCGCACCCGGCTCGGCAAGCAGAGCGAATCTTTGAACGGCCAGTCGATCACCTACACGACGAAGGACCTGCCGGACGCGATCAAGCTCGTGTTCGACCAGTATCAGCGGGTGTTTCCGGTATGATCACCGCGCAGATAGTCGGGGACGACAAGCTGATCGGCAAACTGCGCTCGCTGCCAGGCAGGATGCGTCCACGGCTCAAGCAAACGGTCAAAGTCCTCACCATCAAGCTCCAACGTTACGTGAAGGAAAAGAAACTGACCGGACAAGTGCTCCATGTTCGCACTGACAATCTTCGCGGCTCCATTAACCAGCACGTTGAAGAAACAGCGACTGGCGCAGTAGGAATTGTCGGCACGAACGTCAAATACGCACGTATCCTGGAATTCGGTGGTGTGACGAAACCTCATGACATCGTGCCGGTAAAGAAACAGGCACTCGCATTTATGGGGCGAGATGGCAGCTTGGTTATCAGAAAGCTGGTGCACCACCCTGGATCGAAGATCAAAGAATACCGATTTCTTCGCGGGGCGCTGGCAGATATGAAACCGGAAATACTTGCCCGGCTAAGTGCGGATATTTCCACCTTCGTGCGCGAGGAGCTTCGGCCGTGAATCGCGAGGCGATCTTCTCAGCACTGTTCGCGCTCCTCCAAACGACTCCTGGGGTGAACACGTTCTCGCGCCGCCTCAAGGCGTTTACGGAAGTAACCGCCGCAGATCAGCCGGCGATCTTCCTGCTCAAGCGCAACGAGGTGGCGAACGTCGTCACGAAGGTGCCGACGCGGTGGGAATTGAGCGCAGATGTAGTGCTGTACGCAAACACCGATGCGGCCGTAGAGGACGCTCCAGCGACTGCGCTGAATCCTCTTCTTGACTACATCACTACCGTCCTGTTTCCAGACCCCGTGAACAACGAGCAGACGCTCGGCGGGCTCGTGTACCGTTGTCGTATCAGCGGTTCTATCCAGATCTTCGAGGGCGACCTGAGCAACGAGGCCGTCGCGATCATCCCCATCTCGATGTTGGTCCCATGAAGGAGGAATAATCATGTCTGTATTCGCATTCGGCGCGGGCATCCTGTACGGCGTTCAGACCTACGATGCTCAGGGCAACGCCATCACAAACCCCACCCCCGTCCAGTTCGGCACGATGCAGGACATCAACTGCGACATGAGCTGGGAGTCCAAGAAGCTCTACGGGGCGTACCAGTTCCCGCTCGCGGTCGGTCGGGGCAAGGGCAAGTTCGACGTGAAGGCCAAGATCGCCAACATCGACGGCCGCATCTTGTCGGGGTTGGTGTTCGGGCAGGCGTCCAGCTTCGGGATCGTGTCCTTCCAGCAGAACGAGGCAAACACGATTCCCTCTACGCCCTACACGCTCTACCTTGTGCCGCCCAGCTCTGGGACGTGCACGGGAGACCTCGGCGTGATCAACGCGACGACCGGGTTGCCGTTCACGAACGTCTCGGCGATCACCACGGCGGGACAGTACACGTTCTCGCTGGGCTCAGGCTCGACGGGGACCTACGTTTTCAACTCGACTGACGCGGGAACGGCGGTCTCGATCAGCTACACGTACTCGGCGACGAGTACCACCAAGATCAATGGTGCCATCAGCAACCAGCTCATGGGCTACGCGCCGTTCTTCACCGCGTACCTGACCAACCAATTCCAAGGGAACAAGCTCCAGATCAAGCTGAACAGGTGCTTGTCGAGCCAGTTCACCTTCCCGTTCAAGAACGACGACTTCACCATCCCCGACTTCTCGTTCGAGGCAATGGCGGACCAGGCGGGCAACGTCGGGACGTGGAGCCAAGCGTGATCGACGGCGTGACGGTCAGGATGGGCGGCGCGGACTGGGTCATCCCGCCGCTCAACTTCCGGCTGCTGCGGAAGCTCCAGACGCGGCTCGCGGACCTGACGGCTCTTGGCCGAAGCGGCGCTCCGACGGCTGACGTGATGGACGCCGTAGTGGACTTGGTGCACCCGGCGATGCAACGCAACTACCCCGAGATCACCCGCGAGCAGGTCGAGGACATGCTCGACATGGGCAACATGGGGCCAACCATCCAAGCGATCATGGGCGCGTCGGGGGTCGTGCAGACGCAAGCGGGGGAGCCGACGAGATCAGCTGGGGAGACCTCTACGCAGACCTGATCTCTGCCACGGGGTGGGCGTGGGAATACATCGACGAAAATATGACGATTCCGCGCTACGAGCAGCTCGCGTCACGGTGGAGGACCGCCCCGCCTACCAACGTGCTCCTCCGCATCATCGCGTCCTCTCCGTTCATCGGGCTCAAGCTGGACGAGTCACCGAGACCGTCTGCGTCATCAGACAACGCGGCAGCAATGGCCGAACTCATGCAGCTGTTTCCTGACGGGACCATCAACTGATGGCTGATGACAACGTAAGCGTCAAGTTTGGCGCCGCGACCGAGGGCTTGGAGGCTGGCCTGGCCAGCGCCGTCTCCGCCATCCAGTCCGGCGTCGGGCAGATGCGGGAGCACTTCGAGGGGCTGAAGTCAGTCATCGAAAAGGTCAACGTCGCGATGATGTCCATCGGTGCCGTGCTCGCCGGCGGCGCCGTGTTTCGCGAGGCGGTGGCTAAGACCAACGAGCTCGCAGATGCGCAGTTCAGGCTGATGGGTCGGCTGGGCATCACCGCCACGGAGGCCGCCGGCCTCGACCAGGCGCTCAACGAGGTCGGGTCCACAGGCGAAGCCTACGCCATGAGCTTCACGCGGTTCACCCGCCAGATCAAGTCGCACGGCGACGAGCTGAAGGCGCTCGGCGTGGACATGGATGGTTTCAACAAGGGGCAGGTCTCGTCCAACGAGATCTTCCTGCAAGCGGTGCAGGGCCTGATGAAGTATAAGGCCGGCATTGATCAGACCGGCATGTCCCTTCAGCTATTCGGTCGGAACATCCAGGGGATTCAGGCTTTCGCGCGGCTCAGCAAGGAGCAGATCGAGGAGGCCACGAAGTCGGCCGAGGCGCTCGGCTTGGTCACCACGGAGGCCGAGTTGGCGCAGCGCCGCGCCTACCAGATGATGAAGGCGAACGCCGGGGATGCTATCGACGCCATCCAGAAGAAGATCGGCAATGCACTTTTGCCCGTGCTGATCAAGATGGGCGACTGGTTCATCGCGCAGGGTCCGGCAATCGTCGACGGGTTCGAGAAGGCGCTGCAAGGCCTCGCCGCGGTGCTGGAGTCTATCGGCGAGGCGCTGGGAGCGTTCAAGGACTTGGCGGTTCTCGCTTTCCAGGGCGTCGGCTCTGCGATCATGGGGGCCTTCGGGCAGTCGAGCGAGCAGATGACCGCGATGAAGCTGTTCGAGAACTCCATGAAGCTGCTGGGCGCGACCATCATCGGGGTGAGCACGGCGTTTCAGCTGTTCGGCGAGTTCGTGAAGGGAAACTCGGCCGGGATAGTCGCCGAGCTGATGAGACTCGGAGAGACGTACGCCGTCGCGCTCAACCCGAAGAACTGGACCCTCAGCACGGCGGACTTCGGTAAGCTCGTGGCCGATCAGTGGCGCAAGTCCAGCGAGATGGTGGAGTTCATCGAGAAGGATCACCAAGCGAAGATGGAGGCTATCCACAAGGAGGGCCAAGACCGCATCCGCGCCATGATCATGGGTGACTTCGGCGAGAAGGCGAAGAGCCCGGCGGCCAAACCTCCCGGCGGCGAGCTGACCGCGCCCACGTTCGACAAGGCTCTCGGCGCCTCGGTGGACGCGGCGCTGAAGGAGATGCAGAAGCTCCAGACCGGCATGCAGTCGGCATGGGAGAAGCTGATCGCCGAGCAGGAGAAATACACCAAAGAGGCGAAGAAGCTCTGGCAGGACGCCGAGAAGACGATCACCGACATCCAGACGGAGATCAGGAAGAACGAGATCGGTGCCGAGCCCAAGGAGGTGCAGGACTCGGAGAAAATCCAAGAGGCATACGACGCCCAGCAACGTTCTGAGATGCTGCTCGCGCACGCGACGGTCGCGCGGTACGCGGGCAACAAAGAGGGCGCGGCGGACTACCTCAACCAGGCTAAGGAGGCCGCGCAGGCGGCGCTTGGGTGGGCGCGTTCAGTGGAGAATGTTGCAGACAAGAACAGTCTGCTGTTGAGCGGCGGAAATGCAATGGCCGAGGCGCAGCGCGAGCAGGCCAGGCAGGCCGAGCGCAACGCGAAGGAAGCGGGCGAGCAGGCAGACGCCGTGCAGGACCAGATGAACAAGAACGAGGAGCGCATCAAGGGGCTGACGGACCTGCTGGACGCGCTCCAGAAGAAGGCCAAGGGCGTGAAGGTCGAGCTCGACACGGACGAGGCGAAGAAGAAGCTCCAGGACCTGATCGACATGGGGTCGCAGCTGGTGAAGAAGCAGGGCCTCGCGCCGCAGCCGGTCGGAGGCGAGGAGGGCGCGGCCGAGGGTGCGCCCGAGTTCGCGGAGGGCGGGTACATCACCAAGGGCGGGATGGCGAGGCTCCATCCGAACGAGCGCGTGCTGAACCCGGAGCAGACGAAGCAGTGGTCGATGATGAGGCTCGGAGGCGGGGCACCGACGTTCAACGTGCAGCCGACCACTGGGACTACCCCCGTGTCGCTGGCGGTTCCGGGCGTGGGAGAGTTCCCCGTGCACGCGGCGCCCGACGTGGTAGCTGCGATGAAGTCGGCGTTCGACCGCGCGCAGCTCAAGTCCGGCCGGCGGTACTCGTCGGAGTGGTGACGTGACGAACCTCTTCATCCCCACCGTCGTGATCGGATCGGTCTACGTCCCGGTCGAGTCCGCGAACGAGATCACCGAGGAGTGGCACGAGGTCAAGGGACGGACAGACCTGCGCACGCTCGGGGGCGTCGGGGTGCGGCAGACGCACTGGGTACGGCTCGGCTGCTCGCTCACCGGGCAAGGCTGGTACCCGGAGGGACTGGCAGCGCTGGACTACGGCTCGCAGCTCACCATCGCCGGCTCCGTCAAGCGCTCGGTGCAGGGGGCGTCGAACGTCATCACCCTACCGACGGCCCGCCGGACGGACACCGGCTACGAACCGACCGGGTACGCCGTGGTGTATGGGCGGCGGACCCCGACCACCATCTCGGTCCTCTCGGGCGTGGCGACGCTCGGCGTCGTGTCCGGTGCATCTTCATATGGGGTGGACTACTACCCGCAGATCACCGCCTACGCAGATTTCAGAACTACGGGTCGGCCGAACGACCTGAACTTCGGCTGGACCATCACAGCAGAACAGGTATAGGAGAACCAAGATGACCACAGGCGTAACGCTCTACCAATCCACCGACGGGTCGGCGCCCGTGCTCACCGGAAACGCCGGCTCCCTCACTGCGCTGCTGACGGCATGCCTCGTCAACGGCTACGGCGCCAAGTCAGGGGCAGGCTGGACGGTCCCCTACTCCGGCTCGAACCAAGCCGCCTACACGCAGGGATCGGGGTCTTCCGGGAACAGCGTCATCGTGAACGACAACGGGCCAGGCGCCGGCGGCGGCAAGGAGGCGCGGGTCACAGGCTACGAGACGGTCTCGTCGTTCAGCGCAGGAACGAATCCGTTCCCCACGGCGGCGCAGCTCGCGGCTGGGATCATCTGCCGCAAGAGCGCGACGGCGGATGGCACCGCTCGCCCATGGATCGTGCTTGCGAACACCCGCACGTTCTACCTGTTAACCCAGTCCGGTGATGTGTCCACAGACTACTCGGTGCTCGCGTTCGGGGACCTGAACAGCAACGCGGGCTCCAGCGACAGCCGCCGAGCCATGATCATCGGGCGCAACGCGGAGAACAGCGCGACGGCGACCGTCGATGGCTTTTACCTGCTGGCGACGGGCATGTCCACCGCGCACCAAGGGCACTACATCGACAGGTCCTACACCGGGGTAGGCTCTTCGGTCACGGCCGGCAAGCACTCGGACTACGTCAAGAACACGGGCAACATGGGTGCGGGTGGTATGGCGTACCCGATGGCCGTGGACGGCGGACTTTACATGGCCCCGATCTACGTCCACGAGAATGCGGTGTCGCTCCCCCGCGGAACGCTCTCCGGGGTGTGGGCGCCGCTACACAACCGTCCGCTGAACAACGGCGACACGTTCAGCGGAGTCGGAGGGCTGGGCGGTCGGTCGTTCATGGCCGTGCAAATTTTCTCGTCGGCAATGGTGTTCCTCGAAACCAGCGACACGTGGGACGTGAACTGAGATGGCTGATGTTGGCAGCATCGGAAAGGTCTCCGATGTTGACCGCCACCTCTCCACGCGCGTCTACGTCTACCCGCCGCAGGGAAAGCCGTCAGACGTAGACCGTCGGTTCACGGCGCGCTCGTGGTCCTTCCCGCCTACCCAGAAGCTGGCGGACAAGGATTATCACGTCGTGCTGCGCGCCCTCACTCCCAGCTACGGGGGGCACGCGGCGGACATGGACTACAAGAAGCGCGTGTGGCCGTGGACGAACCTCAAGGGCGGGGTCATCTCGTGCAAGGACCGTACCCGCAGGATGTGGCCGTGGACGAACCTCAAGGGCGGGGTGGCGTCCGACGTGGACAGGCGCGCGACCATCGTGCATGCGACGGCCGCGCCGCACTTGGGTCTGAACCTCTACGTGTCCTACGGCGTGTCTGCCCCGTCTTGCCCGCTCACGCTGCTCGTTGGGCTGCATGGGAGGAACAAGGCGAACATCCTGACGCTCACGCTCAAGGTCGGCGCGGGATCGACGGTCGGGTTCCAACTGCTGCTCACCTTACAGGTCCGCGCCACCGGCGCGCCGTCGCTTCCGCTCGTCCTGTCAGTGCAGCGGGCCACGCTCGCGCCGACCCTCTACCTCTCCCTCGTGGTCCAAGACACGTCCGCGCCGTCGCTACCGCTCCTACTAACGGTGACGAGCGACGTTCTGGGCCGCTCGGCGCACTGGTCGGTCGCGGTCACCATAGACGGTGTTGACGTGTCGTCCTCGCTGACCGGGACGCTTCACATCGAGGTGGAGGAGGGGATGGCCAGGATAGCGTCCATCGAGCTGCTGGCGCCCGCCGGGAACCTCGACCCCGTCGTCTACACGGCCTTGAACCCGACCACGCGCAGCCGGCCGTTGGTGAACATCAGCTACTCGTCGTGCGATTCGTCCGGGGCAACGCTCTACTCCGTGCTGGCGTTCACCGGCATAGTCGGCACCCCCGACTTCGACCCGACGCGCAAGGTTCTCACGCTCCACTGCACGGACGACAGGCAGAACATCCTCGCCAACACACCCACGGACACGCTGGCCTCGCTGATCGGTGGCTATTGGTCAGAGGCGGCACTAGGAACCCCGCTGGACAACTTCGAGTACGCCGAGAAGCGTATGACGACCGTGCCGGCGTCTCTCGATCTGTCTGTTCACCGGAGCCCGCGCGTCACGCCGTGGCTGCCGAAGGTGACCCCGGACTTCACGCTCACGGGCACCAACGACATGATCGAGGGATTGATCGAGGTCAAGCTATCCGAACGAACGAAGCTGCGAAACTTCGTCAGGATCACGGCCCAGTACCGCTGCCCCATCCTGCGGAACAGGGTGGTCAAGGTCGCGTGGGCGATGGGAGAGCGCGAGGGGATATGGAAAGACATGATCTGGCCCGTGCCGTACCCGACGGGTCAGGTATGCGCGGACGCCATCCTCGGCACCGGGTGGGACGTGGCGTTCTCGAATACCGGGCTCATCAATACCTACAGCGTGAACGGGTGGTTTATCCCCAGCTATTCGCACGCGCTTCCGCAGGACTTCATCAAGGGAATCACGCTTACCTACCTCACGAACGACCTGTATGTGGCCCCGCTACAGAAGCGCGTCAGCTCGTTCACCGTCAAGTTTCGCAAGCGGTACGTCCAGCAGAGCACAGAGACCTATGACATTAACGTGCTGTCTCCAGGCTCAATATCTGTCGTGGGTGTGATGCCAGACGTGAAGTCCGCCAGCCTAGACGCGAAGTTCGACGTGCAAGCGTGGGAGTCCAATCCGCTGTCTGCCCCGATAATTCCTGACCCGAAGTCCTTCGGCGAGACGGCGATCTACGGAGACACGGCGAGCATCGGCGGTCGCGCGGACGCGGACGCGATGCTTCAAGCCAGCATCTCGGCGGCGCAGGTAGTGATCCTGAAGACGCACCGGCTCAACACCGTCCGGTTCCAGCTACAAGCGTCCCCGCTGCTCGATGTCACGCACACGGTGAGTGTGTCAGGTCGCGGCATCGCCGCCCAAGGCAAGGTGCGGAAGATAACGCACGAGTTTGACCTCGCGTCAGGCAAGGCCGTGAGTCAGGTCGAGATGGCGGTCTCCCGCGGATACGAGACCGAGCATGGCGTGTTTGGAGTGGCGGAGAACGTACGGTACACCGTGCCAGCCGCCTCGCCCTACACCGTGACCGTGTCTCCGCCGGACGGCGGGTACTACGTCACGGACGTGGAGGTGATCGAGACCGGGCAGGTCGTGGACCCGAACACGGGCATCGTGACGCAAGTTGCAGCATCATCGACCATGAGCCGCGTGGCGGTCACCCCGCAGGCCGGGCAGTACGTGGCCGACCCGAACACCGGGCAGTACACGTTCAGCGCAGATGACACCAACCATGTCGTGTTGATCAGCTACGAGTACGCCACCGCCTCTCCGTCCGGCCCGTCCCCGCCGACGGACAGCCCGGTACAGCCCGCCCCTCCGACAATCCTCTACTCCTACGCAGAGGACGACGTGAACAAGAGTGAGGGCACCTACTGGCTCCAGTCTGGCACGACCGTTCCTTCGACCGGGCCGTTCGCCGGCATGCAGACAGAGGAACCCCCTTACGTTCCGTCGCTGGAGGGAGGAACCCACTACAACGTCAACAACACCGTCACCGTGTCGTGTACCGACGGACTGCTACACACCTACCGAGTCACGGGCGCGGGAACCACGGTCAACTCGACGGCGCTGGGGCAGCCGACATTCACCGGGAACTCGGGCGAGGTCGTCACGGATGGGACATGCACGCTCAAGGAAGTCGGCAGGGTGGACCAGCGCGCAGGGTGGATCATCGTTGCCCAGTCATACACGCAGAACGTCACGGCGCCCGACCCGAAGCTGCTGGCGGACGGCTGGTCCATCGCGAACTCGCAGGGATTACAGGTCCAGCTCCAGTGGACTTCCCAGATGAGGTTGATCGTCGGGCCTATGGCGCGGCAGGCGATAGAGCCCGTCATCCCGGCGTCCTACAATGTGCTCGTCCCCGACGACGCGCTCACCATAACGGCATGAGGTAAACGACATGGCAATCTCCTTCGCGTTCTACGCAGATAGCGGGCTCACCACGCCGGTAAGCTCGGAGCAGCTCGTTCAGGCTGCCGACGGCTCGCTCAGCCCGGCTCAGGTCGAGGTGTTCTTCGGCTCAACGGTGGCCGGCAGGCAGGCCCGCGCGGCCTCGAACCCCGGCACGGACCAGATCATCCTGTCGGTCAACGACTCGAATCCGGGCGGTGGGGAGCCGGCATCGGCGATCAAGCTCGCGCTCACGCAAGGCGGCCTCGCCGGGGCAACCGGTGGCGCGCCGCTGAACCTCGGGACGCAGATTCTCTCGGGCTCAGGAAACGCCGTCCCGGTGTGGATTCAGTTCACCGACTCGACGGCGGTGGTCCAGAGCGACAGCACGATCAGCCTCCAGCTCAACTCGGTGGTCGAGGACGCCTACCCGTGAGCGACAAGCTACCCGGCAGCGCGCTGTTCGATGACGGGACCGACAGCAGCTTTGTCGGTGCCGTGTCGCGGACCGTCCTACAGCCGGATAAGCCGAAGAAGCTCGACCCGCAGGCACCACTCGGCCCCGTTCCGGCCGGCGTCGGCATCGGGGTGCCGCCGGACCCGCGAACGTCTACGGGCGGCGGAGGCATCGCGAGCCCGCTCACCGAGACGGCCTACGCCGACCGCACCTTCTTCACCGCGGCGACCATTCAGTCATCCGACGGAATCTTCACGCTGAACGTGAGTCGGCTCAACACTATCAACTTCACCGATGCGAACGGCAGCCCGGTGAAGTTCGTCCTGAAGAACAAGACGTGATAAACGATCCGCCCTTCGGTGACGAGCTGGCCGAGGTCAACTACTTCGGCCACCCGTGGCACGGTCTCGTCACGAATGGGACGCTGGACACGCGGACAAACGGCGTACACAAAGCGTATCAGCAGCCACCGGGCGGCGGAGCTTGGAAGGTCGTGTCACCAAACCCTCCGGCGCAGATAACTGCGACGGCAAACGAGACCGCGCTTGGGATGCAGTGGTACAACTACGGGATGCTGTGCGGCTGGAGCAGCACGCAGCTCTACGGTACGAATCTAGGCAGGTCTTGGATTTATTTCGACGGGAACGGCGACAGGTGGCTCATCACGTTGCAAACCTACTCGAACGTGGACATCAAGAATCCGGGGAACCTGAGTTTTGCCATATCGCTATTCGGTCAGTTCGGGGCGGCGTCGCAAACTGCATCAAGGTCGGTGGCGATAGCGGACTGGGGCCAGTCTGCACCGGTCATAGACAGGGGAGACCAAGGCCACACCGATGTTACGAGAGCCTACTTGTTCTTCAGTGACATACGGCCGGACGGAAGCAAGTGCGCGCTCGCGATTTTCGATTACCAGACTGGCAGCGCATACCCGCCCCTCGGGTTCATAGAGGTCACGATCACCGGAGCTGGCGTCGGCGGAATCGCCATATCGGGAAGCGTGGCGAAGACGCGGACAGACGTTATCGGAACATCCGCGTGCACGCAAACATCTGAACTTGTTCAAACGTTCGACACAGGCAGTTACGGGTGCATCAATGGCGGTGTTGTGTGCTCACAAAATGGGCAAGTGATTACCAATATCGGGTCGGCTTCAATAAGCAACCGGCTCATAGGGGCGTGGTACGACACTGGCGGCACTCTTCAATATGTCAAATGGGAAGCAACCTATAGCAAGAATGAAGCGCTGACGCAGACACAAACCAATTCAGGTGGATTTTACGGTGATGGCTCAGGCATTTTTTACAGCGGCGGCACCTACACGATCACAATAAACTTTTCCAACAGCTTATCATACAGTGCCACTGCAACGCTTACTGGCCTTGGGCGGACGCTTAGCTATTCGTGGAACAAAGCGCCGTCATTGACCCAGTCGCCGTCTGTGACCTCTGTTGACCATTCTGCGGGAGAGGTGCTCGAATCATGTCAAGGGCTTCCGACGAGCTGCCCTACCTATGACAGCGGCCCGGTTCCCGTAGGCGCGGGTCCCGCTAATCCGTTCCAGTTATGGACGCTCTTGTGGCAGCCGTTCTCCGGAAATCCGTCTCCGACGCCGATACCAGCGATCTACGCACCAACGTGCATCGGGATATATGCCCCGGACCCGGCGGACTCGTACTCTTACGGACAGACGCCTGCCAATGACCTCAAATACGGGGCCATGAGTCCGCTGGCGGTGGTAACTTCCTCCGTCAGGGACACCAACAACACCAAGATCTACGGTGCCGCGCACCCGGTCACGGGCGAAATAGTGTTCGCGCAGACCAACCCGGTGTGCTTCGTATGAGCCTCACCGTCCAGTTCCTCCACGACCACCTGCCGCTGATCGGCAGCATCATCACGACCACGGACCAGTCAGGAAACGTCGTGCTGCGGCCGTGGATCATCACCGCCTCGCTGTCACTGGGGGCGGCGGCCATCGGCGGCTTCATCGCTGGGAACGTGATGCTCGCTCGGCTCGACGAGCGCACGGCGACCGTGGCGCGCGATGTGGCGGAGAACAAGGCGTGGAACAAGACGCAGGATGACAGGTTGATCCAATACCTCTCGGCCATCAACAACAACTCTGAGAGGATCATCGAGCTGAACCGCCGTGTGGCGGACTTGGAGAGGTGGGCGGAATCGTGCAAAGAAAACCTCGCGAAGCTGTCAGCCCGGAACCACTAGCCTTGTGCGACGACTGCGTGTGGCGCAACGGCTGGTGGAGCAGCGGGCGCTACGGCGTCGGCCGGCTGGTGGAGATATGCGAGGAGAACGTGCCCGCGTTCCCGAAGGCGGCCAAGTGCGCGAAGCACCAACCGAACGGC